ACTAGTAATTCCTACAGTAGTTACGATACCTGAATTAATATAAACTTGATTAATAGAAGCAGTAGAAATTCCAGCAGTTGTTATAATACCAGCATTAATATTTGCTGTATCTACATATTCTGTGGTTACATGTTCTGTACCCACTACCGCAGAAGTTATAATACCAGCATTAATATTTGCTGTATCTACATATTGTGTAGTTATATGTCCAGTGGTTATTACTGCAGAGGTTAAAATACCCGCATTAATGTTTGCAGTACCAACGTATTGTGTACCTACATGTCCTGTAGTTGTTACTGATGTTGTTAGAATACCGCTTGTAACATAAAGATTATCTATTCTAGCACTACTAATTCCTGCAGTGGTTACAATACCCGAAGTAGCAAAGAAATTATCTACTCTTGCACTAGTAATTCCAGCGGTTGTTATAATACCCGCATTGATATTTGCTTGATTTACAAATAGAGTTGTTACAACACCAACATTAACAAAATTATCACCAATATAAGCAACAGCAATTCCTGCAGTTGTTACGACGCCACTGTTAGCATAAAAATTACTAACTGATACACTACCAATTCCGGCAGTTGTTATTGCAACTGTTGTTATAATACCTGCATTAACGAATAAATCCCGAATATATGCAGTTGTAATACCCGATTCAGCTATAATAGCTTGATGAGAAAGATTTAAATCATATAGATTTGTTTGTCCTGCTAATGGATCTATAAATCTAAGAGTTACTGTTTCTCCACCTTCTACTTGTCCGCCATGGTTAGCAGATATACCAATAACCCCATTACCAATAGATGTAACCGTAGTACCTGGAGTTATTAAAACTGAATTATCATCTACTAAATATCCAACTCTAATATTATCAGTTACAATTCCAGTAATATTAAGAAGATCCAGATTATCCAGAATTCCTGTTCTTTCGACAAAAGGATCAAAAATAACATCTAGACTTCTTACTATTAAATTACCAGCTACTTTTGCATCTCCTATTGTAACAAATTGAACACTTCCCGTTGTTGTAGTTCCTATTCCAATAAAAGACTTATTTACTATTCCTTGTGATACTGTAGCACCAAATCCAGTTCCAACTAAATAATGACCTCCAAGTTTAACTCCATCATGAACAACTAAAACGTCCAAAGTAGTATCTACAGTTACTTCTCCAGCCGCTCCTGTAAACACTAAATGTTCTGAAGATGTTCCCCTTCTAAGCTGTACCTGCTTGGTCATAGTACTATACGACTCAAATTACTATTTCTTCTGATTTATTTATCAGAATTAAATGATTACTATATATGTTCTTGGAATCTGGAATGGATTATCAATAGTTGATCCAGATATTTCTTGAATATAAATTGTTCCAAGTCCAATATAAGTAGATTTTGTAAATGATTCTAGACCAGAAGAGAATCCAAATAAAGTTCCTGAAGTGTTATCATATATTTTTGTAAGAGATTCGTTTGAAGATCCAAGGATATTAATTGTACCAGAACCATCTGGTGATGGAACAAAGATAATATCAGGATAAATCAGTTCACCTGAGAGATTTATAGTTCCAGAACCAATTTGAGTGTACGTTGCAATCTCTGAAGTTATTGCGTTTCCACTCAATGCGAATAATCCAATACCAACAACTGGATAATCGGATTCTACGGATGTCGTTGCAGATCCGGAAATTTGGAAGAGAATTGTAGATTCTGGAGTTTGTGCAGAATAAGATTCTGAGTCGCCAGATAGTGTAAACAGATTTCCAGATCCAACATACACGTCTCCTTCACTTTCGGGAGAAGTCTGTGTAATGAATATTGTACCAATTCCGGATTCGGAATGGGTAAGTTTGATATTTTGATATGTTCCGGAGAATGTATAGAGTCCAGATCCGACTCCAGTATACGTCGCAATTTCAGCAGTAACCGCATCCCCATCAAAGTCGAATAGAACAGTATTTTCTACTGGATTTGCAGTGAAACTTACATATGCAGAATCTTGATCGTCACATGTAATTAATTCATTATCACAAGTATCATAATCATTATCAACATTATGATGTACAAATCTAAAGAATCCTCTGGCTGGATAATTTGGTACATAGAACGTACTTGAAGATCCACTAAGAGTTGCAGATCCAGATGCAACGTAACTATTAGTAATAGATTCTTTAATAAATCCATTAATAATGTAAAGTACTTCAGTTTCTGGGGTTTGTGCAGAATATACTTCAAGACCTATACCAGAAATACTAAAGAGTTGCGTATCTTCTGGAGTTTGTGCGGAGAAGGATTCCGAAGCAGTTCCAGATAATTGAATAGTAGATAATCCAACAAAAGAGTTTGTAAGTCTTATTACAGAATTTCCACTAACGTTTAGTTGTCCAGATCCCTCATAGGCATCAATATCTTTTTCAATAGTTAGAGATGTTTGTTGAGATATAAATACCGTTCCAGACGTTCCTGGATTATTGTCATCTCCATAATAACCATATACAGCGATCTCTCTTGTAGATGCAATTCCGGAAAGTGTACTTATTCCAGATCCATCATAATTTGTTCTACAGAAAGCTTCATTTCCAATACCGGATAGAGAAATAGATCCTTGTGCTTTATAAGGCAATACAGATCTTGTTCTAGCAACTCCAGGTAATCTTATTGTACCAATACCAGAACCAAGATTGAAGTCTCCAATTTGGAATCCATATCTATTAGAGTATGTCTTAGCATCACGAGGATTGCCATCTGCATCTGGGAATGTGCCAACTCCAACACCAAACTTAATACCTGTTGTCCCTATCCCGATATTCTTCTCTATACCATAATGAGGTGTATAATCGATATTTGGATGTACAAGTTCTCCAGAAATACTGAAGAGTTGTGTATCTTCTGGAGTTTGTGCGGAGAAGGATTCTAGACCCGATCCAGACAGAATTAAAGTACCTACACCAACATAAGATTCGGTATTCTTCTCTACAATAAATCCAGAAATAGTGAAGAGTTGAGTGTTCTCTGGAGGATTTGCAATAAATTGGAGATCGTTATATCCACCAGAGAAAGTAAACTGTGCAAAATCTTCTGGAGTTTGTGCAGAGAAGGACTCTATAGCAATTCCAGAAATACTGAAGAGTTGTGTATCTTCTGGAGTTTGTGCAGAGAAGGATTCTAGACCCGATCCAGAAATACTAAAGAGTTGCGTATCTTCTGGAGTTTGTGCAGAGAAGGATTCTGGAGCAGTTCCGGAGAAGGTATAGAGAACCGTATTTTCTGGAGTTTGTGCTGATAAAGCTTTTAGAGCTGCACCAGAAATTGAAATATTTCCGGACGAAACATAATTTGCCCCAAAACTCCAAGATCTACCAATACCAGGTTCAGGTAACCATGGATATTGTTCTTTAGGACTAAATCCATTAACAATGTTAATAGAACCACCAGGGCAAACAGTAACTAAAGGAGCTAATATCCATCCAGAATCATCTGGAATATTACCAGTCTCTTCTTCAGAAACTAATCCATAATCATAAAAATCTGGATCAATCGAATCTATCGGATTTATGGGTTGTCCACTTAAGAACCCATAATCATCAGATTCTGCAATAGAATCATAACATGGAGAATCAATACTATATGCAAAGGTGAATCTTTCTGGACGAACTCCTGCTCCAAATTTAATACCTGTAGTTCCTACACCAATATTTTCATCAATGCCATAATGAGGTGTATAATCTATATTTGGATGTACAAGTTCACCGTAGAATGTATAGAGAACAGTATCTTCTGTACGTTGATACGTGTAAGACTCTAGAGATGATCCAGAGATATTGAAGAGAATGGTATCTTCTGTACGTTGATACGTGTAAGCTTCTGAAGCTGATCCAGAAATAGATATTCCTGGAACAAATGGAAGCAAAGAATATGAAGAAATTGGAGTTTCTGTAAGCGATCCAAAATCGTCATATGGGAAATATTGCGGATCTTGTTGAGTTAGGAATCCAAGATCATCGATATCAGTAACCGATGAAGTTATACTTCCATAATCCAGTTGAAGATTATAAATTGAACTTAAATTATATGCCTTCGTTATACTTTCTAATGCAGTGGTGCCGGCGGCACCGGAATCAATTCGTAGAGTACCAGAAGCGATGTATGGTTTGACAGTTCTTTCTAGTCCGCTACCAATTTCAAATAGTGTTCCACTACCTACCCAGAACTTGACAAGTGCGGACAAGGCATTACCAGAAATAGGCAACGTTGCCTGTGGTGCCGTGTAATGGAAAGTAATTGCTTCACCGGTCAGTCCACCACTCGTAGAAAGACTTCCAAATGGAGTAATTGTAGAACTATCGTAAATATTTCCAAAATTTTCATAAAGTGCAGAATCAAAAGTTTCTGCTAAATCAAAAGTTTCATTTAAAGATGAAAAATCGGTACTATTAATATCAAAAGTGAAAGAAGAATCGAATGTTTGATTTGTCGATGAAAAATCTGGTTTTGGTAGAATGTAATTTTGAGTACTATAATTTGGAGTTGTTTGTGTAGGTAAAGATAAGCCAGCAGAATAATCTATACTCTCAGTAACAGGAGAGGAAATACTGCCATAATCTCCTGCAGAGTACGTGTTTGTGCTTATTGTAGAATTATATACATAAATGTTCATTTTTTAATCTCTACCAACACTTGCAGATATTCGCAAAAAAGAGGATCGCCATAAAATAGCAATCCTCCATTCACAATAAAAATATTAAATTTTTAATTCAAATATCAGTCAAGAGCAACATTCAAAGTAATCTTGATTTGGTCACCATTATTTTGAATTGTGTATGGGCCATTTGTAAATCTTTCAGCATACATAATTGAACTGTAAAGAGTTGCAGTATTAAGTCCGACTACAGTATTAAGAGTTGGATTAATAGATGGAGTGGTCAAAAATTCATTTGCGTTTGGAACAGAGAATACTGTATACACATTTGAATCATGTCTTGTATTTCCAGCACCAGCAGCAATATAAAGAATATCTCCAGCAACTAGTTGGTGACCAACTGCGCTAATTTTACCAAAACTAAACTCTACACTTGGATCAGTTGCAACTTGAATATTATCAATTAGTGCTTTATCTAGATATACAACTTTTAATGCTCTGTCAATTCCTATAACCTTAGTTCCTGTTTGGATACCAGCATTTCCAGCAACAACCATTCCAAGAGTGAGATCATCTACACTGATGTCTGGATCAATAGTAATGTAGGAATTGCCAACAACGCCAATAGTTGGATCTGTAGAGTTTCCTTTTGTAATCGTAGTTCCAATTCCAACAGAGGCATAATGAAGTTTACCTTGAACAGCAACAGGCATGTTGTTTGCACGAGTTACATAATAACCATAAACATCACCAGCATCTCCAGTAAATGTGAAGGTTTGTTCTGGATATGTAGCAGTTGTTCCGGAACCTACCTGATTAATTCTCCAACGAGAACCATTGAGAAGAATTCCAGTTTGAGAGGTATAGCTTTGATCATTTCTATTATTTACACAATATGGATAACCTGTATAAGGAGCAAATCCATAAGCGTTGGTATTACCAATACCATATGGTTCATAATATGCAGTATTTGAAGGAACATCAGACTCTACTGGAGTCGTATTACTTGTGAAAAGTTTTAAAACCAGATTTCTGGGAGACTGGTCAGCAAGACTTGCAGTGTGGTTGTTCTGTGCAACCAAGTATCTGAGTGACTCAAGTTCTCCAATATTTGGAACTAATAGTGCCATTTAAACAACTCCCCTACAGGCTATGATTTTTAATAACTATCTTTATTTATAATTTTAATTTTAAAGAAACTAAGAAACGATTTATGTTATTTACTGCAATAACATCAAAAGTTAAAATATCACCAGCTACTATTGTAGTATCCCAACCAGTTAAAGTATCATCACGAACTTTTCTGGAATTTGTCATTTGTGGATAAACTCCACCAACTATTGAAGTGAAAGTTGGGAAGTTATTATAATTTGATTTTTTAATATTTAGCGTTAAATCGCCCTGTTGATCCGATAAAATAACCAAGGATTCAATAACCCCACTTACATCTAAAGTTACAGAACCCTTGTTTCCTGCAAGCATTGCAATAGACCCGCTATCGACAACATAATTAATAGTTCTAGTTAAATCTGCTGTTGTTGCAAGAGCTATAATAAAAACATCATCACCTGGATTTGGAGCAATTGTAAAAATAATATTATTTGTTGAGGTAGTATAGTCCTCAATCGGCTCCATTACGAGATTATTTTTTACGACAATAAGTTGTTGATCATTAATAGGAACATAAGAATCACCAGATGCATATAATCCAAAAGTATGGGCAACTCCAGTAAATTGCGAATTAATATTATCAAGAATTATGTTTCCATACTGAATAGATTTGGTGGGAATCTCATAATCTACACCAATTCTATAGGGTCCAGGTTCATTTAGTGTTACTAAGTAATCGGTCATTATGACACTCCTGGAGTTACTAGAACATTTCCTTGAACAGCTCGGGATCTATATGAATTTGGAGAAATAAGAATAACATCATAGACATATCTACCACCCTCAATAGCATCTGTTGCCGTATATCCCATTGAGACAGCAATTTTTCCATTTAATCTATCTACAAAAGAAAGAGTCAATGGATATGCAGTAGAAGAAGATGGATGTTTTCTAATAGAAGAAATTCCCGTATAACCAGTCAAATTTAATGGTGCATTATTGGTGTTCCTGATTGTAAAGGTGGCCTGAAAATCAACCCCTTGTTCAAGAACTAAGTTTACATTCCTTGCCGCCATTATTAGAACCCGTTTTTAAGTATTTATGAGTTAGAGTCTAATTTAGATAGAATAATCTTCATCATATCTTTTATTTCACTAACTTCATTTTTTAAATTTTCAATTTGATTTTGTTTTTCAAGTAAAGAATTTTTATGTTCAAGATATGATTCATAATCAGATGAAGAACAGTTCAATACTGCTCCAGATTCAGCATCTCTATATAAAGACTTATTATTTTCTATTGGTATTAAATCCATTTTATATTGTAGCTATGGCTCTAAAATCTCGTATTAGAGGTACATATGAAGAATTAGTACCTGACATTAATATTTTAATTTGGAATCCCTGGAATTGTGGTAAATTTTTAGCGTTATATTCGTAAGAACCAAAATCACCAAGAGCATTTGATGATAAAACATTTGTATCAGATAATCCGTTATTTAAAGAAGAATTTATCACATTTTTATTAACATCTAAATTAGTATAACCCGGGAACAACTCCCATAGGGGATTAGAATTTTGATCAGTTCTGAATAATCTATATAATACTCTTATGTCATTTGTAGAATGTCTATATGCATCGAATAGAACTTTAAGATTATCTGAAGACTGTTCTAAAGTAACTATTTTACTCAAATAAATTGCTGCTGTTGGATCCGATGATGAAGTATTAACTCTAAAATCAGAAGCGTAATTTGTTACCTTAGAATTAATTCTATTACCTATTGTAATTAAATTAACTCTATCTAAATCTATAACAGGAGAAACCAAAGTATTATTAGTTGTCATGTCAATTTCTAGAGTAAATGACTTGGATCCAGGGAAATTGGATAAGTAAGCAGTTTCATTTACTTTTGAAGCAACTATTCTTGGAGAATCAAAATAATTTGTTTCATTCAAAGCAACACTCTCAAATCCTTGATCCAAGAAAGCAGTTAAAGATGAATCTGGAGTAGAACCGGAAAATGTTCTTGCTCTAGCAGAAACTGATGTCCCTGATGGCAACATCAGTTGAATATTTGGCCTAATTGCATTAAAAGGAACATTTTGAGTAGCTTTTGGACTTCTTCTTGATCCAACCAGAGGAACAGTATCATACGAACCACAAGATTTACTAGAAGAGAAATATAATTCTGGGAAAGAATTTACGTTTAGAGAAGATCTATCAGTTATTGCTATTCCTGATATTCCTCCCTGGTTTATTTTGATATAATAAAAATCTAAATCATTTGGATATGTAGATTGATCTGCATCGGCCAAATTATGAGTTTTATTGATTCTATTTAAAGAAACTCCAGATAGTTCGTACTTATAAACAAGATTTCCACTGGAATATGATCCAGAAATAGATCCACCAATATTTCTTTGAATACCTGTGATAGAATTAGTAGCGGTAACTACTCCGGTATACTTAATAATTTCATCTTCTATCAAAATATATCCAGGATTCAAAGTGCTTATGGGAATATTTTCAAAAGTTGTGAGTATTCCAACAGAACTTACTACTATTGCATCGGTAGAAGATGGGGATACGGAGGATGTTAATGTTACAGGTCTAACATCTGGTTCTATGCTACTCAATATCACATAGTCATTGTCTGCATACATGCCATGATTATTATGGGAAACTCGGAAATGAAGTCCATCTGATTTTACAGTTGAATATCTTACTGTAGCTCCAGATAAATTACTTGTTCCAGAAACTCCGACATAATATAAAGAATCGGTGGAATTTTCGGTTATATTACCTTGAACTCTATCCAATACTAGAGAATTAAAAGCAGATATTACACCAACATTATTTGGAATAGTTAGAACTAAATTTTTGCCTCGGTTATCAGTATCCGAATAATCAATAGTTAACGCATCACCATAAGAGTAACCTGTTCCTCCAATAGCAACTGTAGCCGCTACAGCAACTCCTCCGGTAACTGTAAGATTTATTTTTGCTCCTACACCGTTTCCAGTTAACGTTATCAAATCCACATTGGAATAAGTTTTAGAAGAGGAAGTAAATGCTGTACCAACGTTTGTTATCGTTAGAGTACTTCCTATTCCAACAGCCCCACTAAGATTTTTAATTTTTGAAGAAAACTTAGTATTATTATTTTGCAACACCGTAGTTCCAGGAACTAGAGCTGCTTGTTCAACAGAAGTAAGACTTTTTGCAATACCGACCAATATAGATCTAGAAATAGTATCTATGGGATTTGGTCTTAAAGTTGCAATTTGTCTATTTCCAATATTTAATTCTGGATTGTAGAATCTTATTGTTGAGGTTCCTCTATAAAAATCCCCTCTATAAATCGTTAGTTTTAAATCTTCAAGTTGACTTGGATCCCAAGTAGCTCCATTTTGAGATTTAAACAATGATCCCAATAATGGTTGTTGAGAAACTAAAACCCTTTCTGATTCAACTCTGTTTATAGTTGAGCGATCAGTTTCTCCCATTCTGGAAATCCAAACAGTATATTCATCAGATGCGGATAATAAAACAACGCAATAAGCTTGACCACCTTCACAATAAACGGGAGATGGGAATGTAAAAGTAGTGGGGGTTAAACTATCCTCTGAAACACTTACTTGAGATGGATCTAATATGACCTCACCAAAAGGAAGAATCTCTTGGGTTGGCAAACCAGTTTGCATTGTTCTGACTTGCATTGTAACTGGAAGATTTCTTGTATCCTTTGTTCTAAAAAATACATCTACTTTGGTGATAAAAATTCCCGGTCTATCAGTTACTTCAAATGATTGAGCTAAAGGATCTACCCATCTGGTCTGTCTTATAGTCCTATCGCTAAATGACGTGGAAGCGACAGTATTTGTTTCAGTTTCTCCTGTAGTTCTCGTATCCGATCTTGGTACTCTTTGAATAGTTGCATTTCTAACTCTAAGAGTAGATTCTTCAACATTATTAATAGTTCCTGAAGCCGTGTAACTTGCTTCACCAGTACTTTCACTTGTACCCCCAACAGTAGTATTTTGTTCACTAGTTGTTAGTACGAAAGTTTTAGTTCCAGTTTCAAATGAAGGTGTGGATGGTAATGTTGCATCTGGAATATAGAAAGATCCAATAAGAGTTCCCGCTTCATCACTAATAAGTCTCAAATTGCTAACTCTAGCAACAGCGCCACTCGTTTCACCACGTAATTGCATTCCACTAACAATGTATCCATAAAATCCAGATGCAGCTTGTAGTTCTAAACTTGCAGTATCTACATTAAGTAAAGAAGATGTGCTTGAATAGGAAATTGGAATATTTTCGTTAATATTATATGGATTTGTAACAAAAACTTGCGTTGGGTTATTATATGGCCCATACTTGTGATTTAATTTAGCCAATCTGAATCTTATGGAAACCGTACCCAAAGTTCCAGAAACAGTTTCCCCTAAAGAAAATGTTCCACTTTGCATTTGTATTTCTATTAATTTAGGAATTATGTAATTACTGACAGCTACGTTATCAAAAAATGCATACAATCTAGTTCTGGGTTTAAGTCTTCTACCTATGAATTCTATATTTCTAGAACGCATTGTATGAATAACATCAGTAGAAACAACTCTATCACCAAGATTAGTTGTATCAATTCGTTCTCCCACTCTATATTGAATACCTTGTCTACTTTGATTTGTTGTTGTTAATGTAGTTACATTATTAAAATTAATAAAGCTATCTCTTAAATTTGTTGTAGTAGTAATTGGAATGCCTCTTCCCCCTTGGAAACCACCTCTAGATTCAGAGCTAGAAAGAGTATCTGTTCCTGTTTGAATACGACCAACAAATGAAGTATTTGTTGTGGTTGTTCCGGTCCAAGTAGTCTCCCATGAACCCCAATCAATAGGAGATAATCCAGTATTAGTATCTACTCCGAGAGACTGAACTGCGCTACTATAACTACCCTCTATGTCTATGTCTCTTCTACTTCTTCTAGTTTCTACCCAAGTATCCGTTGCAGGATTTAATTCTATTACTCCAACCCAATTAACTACATTGAATGGATTTACATTTTCAGATCTAGTAGCAAATCTATTCTGTAACCAAACAACATCGTTATACTTTAAACAAACAACATCTCCAACTTTAACTGAATTTGGTGACCCCAAATCACTAACAAATCGTAAATCCGCATTTGGATTAGAAGTATTTGCAACTCCAATAACTGCTTCAGATCCAAGTAGTAAATCAACGGAACTAGTGTAGTGTTGAGGTCTAACGACACCCTCAACGGTATCTATACTACATCTATGGAGAGAATCTCCCAGAGAACCAGATAGATTTGTTTTAAAGTTGTCTACTAAAAATCCAGATTTAAATCTATCTAATCCAGTTGTAGCATCTCTTATAACTAAATTCCTAGTTTCAGTTTCTAATAGACTTAATGAACTATAATATTCTACATTTTTTATCCTATCTTCTAATAGAGATATATCCTTCATTCTATATCTCTTATGACTTACCAATTTAACTTTAATTTGTTCAATGTTATAAACATATGGCGGTAAAGTTATTGTAGCAACTTCCATACCTCCATCAACTGGATCTGGAGTTACTGGTGATATAGAAGGAACACCTTTTGTTAGTATAAATTCTCCAGTTCTATCTAAATAGAGTCTATCAATTCTTCCAAGATAATAATTGTAAGATAGATTTAAATTTTTATTTTTTGCTAAAATGTATGAAGATGAATTAGTAACAGAGGAAAAAGTCCTTGCATTCCACTCAAATGGTGAAAATGTATTTGTACTAGGATCATACGGCACTACTCTTGGACGAAGATCAATTAAGTCTGTAACATTATTTCCATCAAAAGATATTTTATCATTAGTAAATCTATTAATATCATAAGAATTTGATACAACTAAATTTCCTTCGTCTGAAGGATTTATATAATAGTAATTATATACTATTTTTAATTTTTTAGAAGGCGGCGTTGCAGAAGATTTTCTTTCAATATAAGAGTAATTTACAATATCTTTTTCTTGTCCAGAATTAAAAATAAAATCATTGACAATATCTCTATCACCTCCCACCAAGTAGTCAACATTTGCTACTAGGTTTGATTCCAAAAATGTAACTTTTTCGTCTGGTATAAAAGAATTCTCATTTACATAAACAAAATCAACTCTATTGCTACCATTATTGGAAACTAACATTGCTCTAGCATTACTAGAGGATCCATATATAATTTCGCCAGTTATCGTATTTAAAATATTTGTGTTTAAATTCTTTATTTGTAATTTTGGTAAATCTGGCTCATTTGTGTCATTTGATTCAAAAATTGCAATAATTTCAGTGACATCTGGTACTTGTAAGGAAATTTTATCGTCTTGAACTCTTGTACCATAAATTGTACTATAAGTTAAACCATCGTTTAAAGAAGTATTTCCTACACCAGAACCTATCAATGAGGATCTAGTAATATTTAAAACTCCGGCTCTTTTATGAACTTTTCTTCTTGGTTTTAAATTTTGTTTTTTAAGAGTTGCTATTAAAGTTGCGGATCCACTAGCCACACTCAAATCTACAAAAGTTACAGTTCTTCCAGCAGTAATAGTAAATTTAGTTTCATCTAATGGTTCAATTGTACCATTAGAATAAATTATTGTATAATCTTCTTCATCAAAAGGTTCGGCTGTTATAGTAGTATCAGACTCTAAAGTAACTGTAAAACTATTTGATGAAATGGTTACGGGGTATGATTTTCTAAAAATTAAATTTCCAGAACTAAGATCTACAGAAGATATATTTCTATGTTCTAATTTTTCATATAAGTAAGCTTCTCTAGAATTCAATATTCTAGGGACAACTTTAAAAACTTCATTAGATGAAACTTGCGTGGTTGGAAGTGTTCCAGAACAAACATTAGCAACACTTGTAGTAGCTTCGACTATGATTGATCTAGATGATGCATTTACAGTTGTTACTCTATTGTAAGTTGGTAAAATTTCTCCAGGTTTAGTATAAGAAATTATGTCTCCAGTTTGAATTCCTACACCAAAGTTTATATTTGAAGTTGTTATGGTACTTATTCCGGAATTAGCAGTAGATATAGTAAATCCAGAAGTAACTGGAGCTAATAAAATATTTTGATTTAATATTGTATCTGCCGTAAAAATATTACCAGATAAACCAGTACCAGTTATTTGGTGTACATCAGATATCGAATAATCATTTACTTTACTGATAATTCTAGTGTTTTCAACTCCATTTATTATTATTGCTTCTTGTAATGAAAATTTTCCTGTAGTTTGATATAAAACTAATTCATTAGTATTGGAAGTATTTTTAGCTAGAAATCCCGTTGCTCCACTATTTTTTCCTTCAATATAAGCAGGAGCAGATAGAGTAATTGTTGTATTTAAATTTAAATATGTGTAAGTTTGGATATCATATAAAACACTCTCAAAAACTGATCCATTATTGACATATGCGGAGTTTTTTAATTTTAAATCATAAATTCTTGCTAAACCAACTTGAATTCCAGAAGCTGTTCCTTGGGTACTAGTGCGATTTGAAAATAATCTAACTTGGCTAGTAGTACCAAACCCAACATTTGTAGTTCCATATACATTATTTAATTCAAGTTGATTTCCCAAATTTATAGTTACAGAAGTATTATTATTTGAAGCAGTAGTTCTTGGTTTATCAACATCTAAATTTATTGTACTAATGGTTTCTACCTCATATCCCCTAACATAAGCTTTACCAGGAGATACTTGCAAATTAAATAAATTATCACTAGGGACGTTACCTTGTGTTGTTAATTGAGTAAAATTGAATACTCCGTTATTACCAATTCCGTTGTTTAAAGATTCTTTAGCGGTTACTGTGAATGGTTTTATATAATAATCTCCAGATTCATCATATGTCCTCCTGGCCATTATATCAGTTATTAATTTATCTAATTCTATTTTTTTAACAAATCTGGATAAAATTCCATTTTCAATCCTCATCAATTCTACAAAACTTTCATCGTTAAAATCATCTAAAGATTTTTTAGCCAAAGTTGTAGATATTTTTAATCTGTCAGCTCCTGGAGCAGCAAAATTGGAAAATCCTCTAGCATTATCAAAAAGATCTTGATTAGATTGTGACGCTACAGAAATTTCTTCATTTATATTAAGTCCTACTCTATATGAAGGAGTATTACCATACTGATCTAATATCAAAGTCTCTGCAAAAACATCTACAAAAAATCCTCTGATAAAATAAACTCCATTCTCTATTTTAGCTGCGGATCCAGTGGCTGCAGCATCGTTAATAATACATGTTGCAAAGGTTGAGTCTTGCCTTATACTACCAACTCCATAGTCAATGGTTTCTACGGATACTAAATCCTCTCCATCTTGAAACACAGATGTAGTGAAGTCTCCTTCACCGGAACTTTGATATTTTACATACAAAGTATAATTATTATTCTCGGATTCTAAGTCGGATATTACTCTTTCTACTTTTGCAACAACTCCACTAATAGAACCTCTTATTTGTTTTCCGACAAAATTTGAAATATAAACCGATACTGGCAATCCTAAATGACTGGGATCAATCTGAACGCAAGTATATTCCGAATCATAAGCAATATTTCCTGGAATTACAACCGCACCTTCTTTTAAGAAATGTTTTCCAAACTTTTCAACCTGGTCTTGGAGAATAGTTTGTAAAGTTGTTAATTCTCTTGCTTGTATAGGAGTTCCTGGCTTGAATAATACCCTTTGATAATTTTTAGTTGGATCAAAATCATCAAAATATGGAGATGTGTTAAGGTTGGTATTTTGTGCCATTTTATTTTAGAACTCCAGTATAACTTTAATGTCTTCCTTTTGGTTTGCTGATCTTGGAATTGGCGCCCTGTTATCTATGTATATTATTTCTCCGGATTTTACGTTATATTCTGCAGAGGAAATTCCGGAAACAAAATTCAAACCTAACTGATATATTCTATTATTTATTGTAGTAGTAATACCATTAAATCCAGTGTCTATAGATAGAGCAGGACCAATAATAGAACTGCAATTAATTGTTATTCCATATCCAGAAACTGGAGTTGATGTAAATGGAGTTATTTTAAAACCAGATTCACTTGAAGCTAATCCAGTTGGTTGATAGTATTTTAATACTCCAGTGATAGGATCCCAAGAAGCCACATATCCAACAGCAGTTGACCCTAATCCTACTGTTTGTTTGATAACCGAATCTACCGCATACGTAGTATTTGTCGTAACTCCCGCTAACTTTAGAGCTTTAAGTCCACTAGCTAAAGATATATTTAAAAGTTCAACACTACTATTAAGAACCGTAGGATTTCTGATTATTCCTACTCTAGCAAAATCATTTCCAATAATAATATCTGGATTTGAATCTAAGGTTTCGTATCTAGAATATAAAAGAACTCTATATGCTCCCAATTCTCTGTAAACATCATATCCATGACCACCTTTGGGTGGAATAATTACGTTAAAACTTGATTTTGATGTAGTTCCGATACCAGTATTACTTAATTTACTTAAAGGTCCATTTATTTCACTTCCTGGAGCTCCTGGATAAAACTCTACAGTACCATAAGTGTAATCTGTACCTCCTTCGGTAACAAAAATTTCAGAAACTTTTCCAAAAGAATCAATAGTGATAGTTGCTTTACCATCTTTACCATCACCTAATATTGGAACATTGGAAAATGAAGTTGAAATTGGTTGATAGTTACTTCCTCTATTATTAATTAAAATAACTTCAATTTTCCCATCAATAGAATTATTTTTGGTAGCAACTGTTTCTCCGGTGACTCCCCAATCTTCAGGAACTGGTATATATTCAATTGAATCAAACTTTATTATTTCTGATGGTTTTATTGTATAAAGATATTTCCACAAATATCCATCACCACTCGATCCTGCAGTTCTTGGTTCAAGATCAATAAAAGTTGGTTGATCATAAGATGGTCTGCCTTTTGGATTTTCTGGGTCAGTTCCATTTTGTAAACAAATATAAACTCTAAGATCTTCATTTACAATATAATAATTTGCTTCATATAGACTTGTGTTACCCGTAACAGGAGTAGGATTGTATACATTATAATCATGCCTATACATTTCATAAGTATTACCACTAACCCATTGAACTTTTCTTACTAGTCTTCTTACATCTTGACTGGTAATTTGTTTCATTGCAATGATACTTTCTTTTATTTGATACTCTTCTTTAAATCCATCTAGAGGCGAAGGAGTATTATTTATCCAAATTGGAGACCCTCCAGATTGAACGCTAGTTGAATTTGGTAATCCAATAAAAGTATAATATTTATTAGTAGTATCTCCCACACCAGAAACACTTTTTACAAAGTTTTCTGCATTTAAAATCCTAAATTGGTCAGATATGATGGCAGGCATTTTAATTTAGACTTTTTTTTATTTAGTTACTTAAATTGGGTCTTGTTCTAAAAACTTTTGGAGAAGTTGATAAGCCAGTTAAACCATTATCAGTATAAACATCGAAAGATTTTGATCCAGTTAGTGATAAAGCTCTATTTTGGAAATCATAGAATTTAGACCAACTATATCTACCATAAAAACCATTAGTATTAATACCAGAAAAAGTTAAAGTTCCTGCATTATAAGTTCCTCTGTCAGAAACAGATACTGATGTACCAGAATCTGGAGCAAAATGACATGTAACAGTGACTATTCCCGCAAAAGCAGTCGTAACATTTTCAACGATATAAACTCCATCTAAGAAATTAGTTGCTATTCCAATCTTAGAATTCGGATAGTTTGACATTCCTCCCAAGAATGTAGAGATTCCTATCAAACTTCCATCTGTCTGAACATTACTTTGACTTATAACAAAATAATCGCCCTTTTGAAGTTGGGATGCTGTTACTCCAAAAGTATTTGGTGATGAATATCCCACACCAAGAGTAGTATTATCATAGGTTTCGGATTTTAATCTAAATTCAATTTTAGGTGATGTGGTTCCTATTCCTGGTGTTCCAGGTATAAATGTGGTTATTCCAATAATATCTCCATAATCTCCAGTCACTTTAAAGGATTTTACTAATTCAGTTTTAAATGTGTCTGTTTCTATTATTACACTTGGAATATCATAATCGAAATACCCAAATCCACCATCAGTAATATCGATGGAAGAAACTTGACCACCAACTACAACAGCTTCAGCAGTAGCTCTATGATAAACTGGGGTAGATGTTATAATTGTACCCGCATATCCGACAGAAATAAATGTACCTTCAATGCCCAAATCATTTGCAAATAATGAATCATTTAATTGATTTGGTTGTAAAGTATCCCTATAAGTCCAATCAGACAAATTATAAGAATAGTACATTTTATTCGCAGATGTAATAGCAACATATAAACTATCAAAATAAGTTATGTTTATAATATTTTCCGAAGAATCAATATTATTAGGCACTAATTGATATAAGTTTCTATTGATAGACTTCAATATTGTTCCACCGTTTCCTACGACAACAAATTTATTTCCGTCAAATATGACTTTATTATATTTTTGAAGTACTACACCATTTTGATTAATGTCCCAAGAAGATCCATTGTCTGAGGAGATAACAGTTCCGTTATTACCAACCGCAACAAAATATTGATTGCCATAAGCGACAGAATTTAAATCTTGAATAACTCCAGAAAATCTACTAATAAATCTTGAAGTTATAATTCCAGAAGAAGTAAATATAGATCCTCCAGCTCCAACAACAACCCAGCTATCATTTCCGGCACTTATGGAATTAAAAGTTCCATTATAAGTCGTTAGATTATAACCAACGACTCCGACTCCTACTAGAGTAATTTCTTCAAAACATGGGATTTGTGTCCAAGAAGTTAAAGTTGAACTGTATCCAACAGCTTGTGCTATTTTAGCTTTAGATCCTACTGTTAAAAATATATCAGATGATCCAACACTGACCTTCTTAACTGATTTTAAATTAACAGTACTTCCAACACCAACATTACCAGTTATCCAGAGTTGACCGTCAAAACTATATGAATATAAAGAACTATTTCCAACAGCTACAAATTGATTTCCATAAGATACTTCATTAAAAATTGATAATGTTGTTATTCCACTTATATCTGCATATTGCCAATTGTATATTGGATCTTTTTTCTTTATGGAAGATGAAGATATTCTAACTTTTGGAGATAATGTATTTGCATATCCAACTCCAGGATTCGTCACAAGTATTGAAGCAACTGTTGATGCTCCAGAAACTGTTGCTTGGCCAGTAGCTGGTGAAATTTCTCTATGTTCAGTAATTAAAATATCCCTAACATTTTCATTTAATTGATCAAGATCAGAGAATAATGGGAAAGCATTATCAACATAAATTACATCATCTGAAGGTAATATTTTTTTAATTATATTTGCTGTAGGAGTTATATTGGATTGTAAATTTGGTCTTGATTTGGAGAATAACGTTCCAGAAATAATCCTGTCCTGTTTTTGTTTATTCCATGTTAGAGGTCTAAATTTGGCAACATTAGTATTGATTCCTATATTTGAATAAACAAATGTTTCTAATTGATCCGAAGAGGTTAAAGTTTTTACAACACGATCAAATTGTTCTATATCAAAAGGATCGTTTGCACTTTCTTGAATAACAACACTATCTCCTTCTTTTATAGTTTTTGGTGGAACTATTTCAACAACATCTACAGAAGATCCTCTGTAATATAGAATTGTACACTTTGAACCTTCTATTGGAGGTTCTGTGAAAACAACTCTACTACCATTAAACGTGTATGAGTATGTTGGATCTTGTAATACATCATTTATGAATATGAATATATTATTTGTTATATCTAAATCTGTACCTGTTGGGGTTTTTAAATTAATAATCTGATTTTCTCCATTAATTTCAACCGATAAAGTAAATTTCCTTCTGAATCCATTAAAAGAAGAACTAATGTCATTAAATATAGTGAATTGTCCAGGATAAAATCCGCTGAATGAGTCAGTCTCTACGGAATCTATGGTTAAAACAAACTCTGTTAATGTTGAACCAGAAACTGTAGGTATTCCAACCACCTTTAATTTATCACCAACTTTGTAACCAATTCCAGGATCATCAAACTTATATGAAATAATACTAGATCCAGAACCAACCTCTACGGTTATTTTGGCCTTTTGACCAACTCCGGATGTTCCTCCAGTGTAAGCTAAACCGAGATTACTATATCCAGTTGGTATTCCAATTACCACGGTTGGTGGTGAGGTTATAGTATATCCAATTCCAGGAGAAACTACCTGTATAGAAGTTATGATTCCCAAAGTTGTTCCACTTGTACCAACAAGAGCTACTAAACTTGCACCATATCCAATTGTAGACGCCAAACTAACCGAAGGAGCATTTCTATATCCAGAACCTCCACCATTTACTATAACAGATGATATTGTCCCAGATACTGAAACAACTGCATCAGCAGAAGCTACTAATCTAGGTTGATAACCAAATGAAGTACTTATTGAAACTGCTGAAATTCTTCCTGCAGAAGGAGTTCCACTTAAAAATGCTAAAGAATTTGTTACAGAATTCTCAACTGTCACATCAACTGATGGAGTTTGGAAAACACCATTAATAAAAATTAATGGATTATTGCTAATATTAGTACTATTATTAACATTATTGAATAATGTTGTAGTAGTGCTTCCATCTACCCTAACTGTAAATTGAGTTGCAGCGATGCCAGTAAATGATGTGGAAATATCATCAAGTATAATATTTCTATCTCTGGGTTCATTAGAGTCAATTTGTCTAGAAAAAGCTCTTCCGGAGAAAGAAGATCTGGTTTCTATTCCAGTTGGTCCAGTTGACCCATATGGTGGTGTACTAAAGAATATAGTGTCTCCAACAATATTGAATTTACCTTTAAAGACTGTTCCAGACGTGCCAACGGTATGTATTCCGGAAACTGATCCGAAAGATCCTCTTTCAACATCAAGTTTATTTTGAGTTAACAATATATTTTTTATTTCCAAGTATTCACTATTTAATTTAATAACATCACCAACAATTATTGACGATATTCCTGAAGAAATGTTTATTATTGTAGTGGTTGCTGTAGAAACCGAAGATCCTAAACTAATAGTCAATGGACTTCTTGAGAGTGGTGGTTGAACAATATTATCAACCGCAATAAGTACACTTGGATTTGGATTTTTTAAACTTAAACTATGCGTACCAACTCCCAATTGAGTAATGTCTAGAAATACTGAACTAGTTGATAACCCCAATAGTCCAAATTGATTATCGCTCAATTTGTAAACGAATACCGTTTCTGGTAACTTATTTGATCCCAAAACTAATGGAGAGAAACTTACATAGTCATTTGTAGATCCACCAAGATATGTTCCAGCTATTGATACCACTGATGTTAAAGCATATCCAACTCCACCATTAACAACATTGACAGATGAAACATATCCAGAAGAATTTCTAGAAACGTTAAAAATAGCACCATTAGAATCATTTGAAGGAACATTTGAATAAACTTCATTAGCTCTTGTTTGAATTCCAGTTGGACCAGTCTTAGAAATTTTAAATGTTAAGTTATTAGTTGGTGTTGTACCCCCAATGTAAGTTCCAGCGATAGAAACAGTTTGTCCAACAACATATCCAGTACCACCTTTAGTTGGTAATATAGACGTTGAAAGTGGTTGCCCAGTGCTTGGTGAATACGTTATGAATACAGTAAATTCAGCTCCAGATCCAGTGGTTGTCAACCCAACAGATTGAACATATGATTTTGATGTAGGTCCAACAGGACTCAAAACTGTTGAAATTCCAGTTATCGATGTAGTAATTGATACGGAATAACCATTTTCAAGGACAGCGGTTCCATTCAAATTGTTTACTTGCATTAAAACAGTGGCACCAGTTCCAACATATGAAGTTGTTGCTATTCCTATCGGAGTCCCATTTCCAAAATTATATGTCAATTCTTGACCTGTTTGATAATTGTGATTAACAATATTAAATATATTTTGCGAAACGGAAACTATATCAGAATTGGAGGAGTTGAATTCATGTTTAAACAAACTAGTTCCTTTATTTTTAAGTTTAAAGGTACTTAATCCAACAACTGCTCCTCCTAAAGTTAGTGTTGGATATGTTCTTGATGGTGCAAAGGCAGTTCCTAATCCAATAATACTTGTTATTATACCAATATAATTTCCTAAAGACGTTCTGACATCTGCACAGTCTGTTGTGCCATAATTTTCTGTAGGAATTCCAGAAAGACTACTGTTACCTATGGCAACTGTTAAAATTCCAACTAAAGTATCGATATTTGTTTGAATATCAATATAAGAAGAAGGACTTGTATTAACTCCAGTTAGTGGGTCAACCTCAATAGTTAAATCTCTACCATATAACTGATTAGTTATGGCCTGTTTCATAAAATATTTGGAAGTTTCAAATACTAAGATTGATTGAGATTCTTCGCCGACAAGGCCAGTTGTTAATGCAACTCCTGCTCCATCAAAATATTTTTTAGTATTATAAATTGTATGTTGATTTGTACCATAAGAAATATCTTGTGCCACACCATCAACAATATATCCCAAATCTCTAAAACACTTTAATCCTCCAGTAGTATAAGTTCCCGGATTTGCAACAGGCAATGAAGATGTACTTCCAAGAGAGATAATAGTAGTTACTATTCCAGCTAAAGTAATGATAGTATTTTGGACATCAGTACAAGCTGCTGTGGAAGTTATTGCAACTGTTACACCTATTCCATAAACTGGTGGTCCTGCTGTGACTGTGAGATCTTGTATGGTTAATTGATTTCTTACTGCTTTCCTCATTAAAATTGATGCTTCACCAAAAGCATAAATTGACTCTAATTCTTCTCCAGCTAATCCATTTAAAATGGGCAAACCATTAGCAAAATATTGTAATACAAATTTTCTGGCATATGAATTACCTCCAGTAAATACATCTGTAGAAATAGCATCAACGAAATATCCAATATCTCTCTTACATTTTGTTTGTGTAGAAGATATTCCAGGATAAACGGCTACAGTATTATTCCAAGCAGTATCTACAATTTCGGTTCTATTTTGTTGAATTAATCTATATCCATCATAGTACCTCGATCTAGAATTAGTCTGGAGATCTCCAGGAAAATAAAAATCGGAGTGAGCTACTGCAACTGCGGCCAAAGATCTGTCCTGTATTTCTCTCTTATTGAGTAGAATGAGATTACGAGCATTCTTATACTTAGTTGAAGACTCATTTAGCGGATCATCAACAATACTAAAGTTAAATTGTTGGGAAACTACACTTTGGTATAATGTTGGTGGAGTTTGATTATTGATTATGTACTGACCAATAAATTTTACATAATTATATGCAAATAAAGTTTCTTCAGTTTCGTTAATAACATACGATGCTCCAGCATTCCAATAAGCAAGACCCGCTTCTACCGATTTATTATTAGAATTGTATTTCAAATCATGAGATACTGCATCGACGATATAACCAACATCTCTTTTACACTTAGTAGCACTGTAGGTTGTACTTAATCCAATATTTGGATAATTAAATTCAACAAAAGCTACGACTTCTTCTTGAATAAATTCTCTATTTAAATCCAATAAATCCGATGCATCATAATATCTTCCGTTAAAAGTAGTTTCAGTCGTACCAGTAAATTGTGAACTGATATCATCTATTCTTATTACTTTATTTGTTTGATTTAAAATATATGGTCTAAGTTCAACTCCTTCAGTGAAGAAAATTTTATCCACAGATCCATCTGGATAAGGATCGTCTTCATAAACTAACGCATAGTTTTTTCTAGATGAAAAATCAAGTTTACTGTCAATATTAAACAGAAGAGTAGAATCGCCACCCAAAAGTTTTGGTTTCATGTTTATAGATTTTGCAATTCCAACTGAAACTTCAGTCAAAGTTGGTTGCGTAAACAAAGTATAATCAGAAAATTCTTGGAATCCGGATGGATGGACAATAGATCTTACAGATTCTCTCCATGTAGAATATGGGACATTAGTTCTTAAAGAATAGGAAAACTTTTGATAATAGAAGTTGTCAGAAATTCTTTGTTGATAATCATTTAAAATGCCATCACTATTTGTAGAAGTTTCATTACTTCTAGTAGCTCCTAAACTTGAATCAAGTTCAAAATAACTAAGATATTCCACTACTCCATTAACTTTTGAAGATTCTCCAAATAATGAATCTCCAATTTGAAGATCTCCAACCCCATTAGTTATCCTCATTTGATTTAATTTATTATCCCACCCATTTTCCATTATTTTTCCACTAAATTTGGGGGATATTACTTTCTCAGAAGATTGATAGTTAACATCATCTTTTAGTATCATCTCAAAAGAAGCCATATCTTTTCTATTGACGACAACCCCCCTTCTATCACTATTATAAGTACCAAAACTGCCTGTAGTTATTCCAGACATATCATAAGTTATGGTATTATTTGAGGTATTTACGCCTGTAACTGTAAAAAAGGCATAGTTATATGCTGATGAGTTATAATTTGCTAAAGAATTAGTTTCGTTAGTTAATAGACACTTTTCAATAAAAATTTCATCTCCAAGTGAAAATGGGAATTCGGTTATTGTGGATCCATATCCAGAATTAATCAATGGATAAGACGTAGGAGTATTAAATAATTCAATAGTTACATCTGTTCCAGAAATTTGAAATGCATCAATTTCATATCCATTAGAATTATAGATTGGAATTATATCTAATGGAGATGCAAGATTTGTTGAATTTTTAATTATATCTACAGAAGTTACCGATCCACCATTTATATTTGATTTCAACTCAATATCACCACCATTTTTTACAAATAAAATAGGTGCTGTATTATATTTTTTGCCAGAATTTACAATTTTTATTGTATCAATTGTTCTTATATTTTTTATTCCACAAACTATAGTGGAACTAAGTTGTGCAGATAAAGTTGGATCTGTTGGATAATCAAATCCATCTTTTATTCTCTTTAAAGATTCAATTTTTCCGATATCATTTGATGTTAATTTGAGGATAGCATTATTACCAGATTCGGATAAAATATTTGAAATAGATGGAATCTTCAAATATCCTCTACCACCAAAATTAATTTTTATATTTTCTATAGGACCATTTGCTGTTTTGGATGTAGTTGTATAACTTATGTTTGCGGTTGGTAATATTTGTAATTCAGTTGATGTTAAATTCTTTGTAGAATTAAAGGAGAAAATATTGTCATCATCAATTAAATCTATTTTAATTTTTGTGTTCAATTGATGATCTATAATATCAATTTTATTAAATGAAGAAACTTCTTTATCTACGGATAGTTGATTTTTAGATTGATCGAGAGGGCTTAAAGAATTTAATTTATAATATAAAACTTTTGGAAAATTAGTTTTATTTGTATCAAGACTTACAAAAGAGTTTGGTTGCCCAGGAATTCCTGACCTAGTTATAGCAAATCCCTCTTCAAAAAGTCCTATAATTTCTACCTTTCTAGTGAAATTACTATCAACATAAAAATCTAAAATCATATCCGATAAGGAATCATCAGATACATCAAAAGTTATTAATGATCCATTATATGGTGTTATTTGTGGATTAATAATTTTTATTGATTGAGTTCCGCCTGACGAAAGAGACGTGATATCAATTTCTTTGGATTTGTACACATCATCTTCATATTCACAAAAAGATATTTTGTTAATGTCTCTCTTCAAAATAAAATATGATTTTCCATTTGATAGTCCACCTAGAGGATTATTTGCAAAATAAATGACTTTTGTTCCATTCTTTATGTTTTCAAAACTAGTATGTTGTATATGATTTTTAGAAATAGAAACGTTTCCATTATTAAATGTATATTCTCCTATTAAAATTTTTCTATTAATTTTATCAAAGAAAACCTTATAAGTTTCGGTTAAAGTACTCAAGATTTTCAATTGTATTTCATCTCCAACCAATAATCCATGACTATCGGATGTTGTCACAATCCCAGATACTCTTTTTACACTACCTAAAAGATTTGAATTCTGCGTTGTAAGTGAATGAGCTGCCCCAATTACCCCAAATGATTGATCTAAATCCCAAAATTCCACGCAACTCAAATCTGTCCCGATACCAGAAGAAGTTGTATATCCTACAGTCGATAATCCAATATAATCTTGTCCCAAATTTACAGCATAAACAGTTTGATTATTGAGAATTACAAAAGATACTGCAGAACCAACGGTATTAACATACAGAGAAGTTCCACCCAATCCAGCATTATATGTTAAAGGCTGTCCAGTATAAAACTTATGTCCTGGTAAATAAATTGATTTTGGTGGTATAAATCTGGATTCAAAGGAAGTAGTGCCTAAACCAACTACAATCCTAGTAGATCCAGAAGATCCAGTACCTACAGATTCTTTTGGATTAAAAAATGTAACTGTATTGGGAATAAAAATTCCAGGTATTGGTTTTTTTGTCGTAAAAGTGAATTTTTTAGGTAAAAGTATGACATCATCAATTCCAGTAGTATGAACTCCAGTATTAACAATTCTATTGACATAAAATCCTGATCTTTCAGGAGAAATTTCGGTTATTAATAATCTTTCTGAACCTATCCCAATAAAATCATTTACAGAAAATCCAGAAATATCTTTAACTTTTATAAAAGTAGATATTCCAGTAACAACTTGTGCAGGAATATCTTCTAATAATTGGACTGCTCTACTATTAACATTAATATTATATAAACCTTCTAATTCAATTGCAGATATTGTGGAAATTCCAGAGATGACAACTGGTTCTAAATCAGAAAACTCGTGAGGTGTATCGAATTGTGCTTCAATTTTATTGAATTTTGGAATAAAAACTACATCCGAAAAAGTTTTTGATTGTATAGATATATCTTCAATGTTCTTTCCTTTCAATTTTGATACAACAATGTTAGCACCAGTTCCACCAGAACCTTCATTATCTAATATTACCAGATCATTAACTTTATAATTATCTCCTGGAGAAAATATTGAGACATTTTGAATCTTACCAGTATTGAGCTTTGTAATTTCAAATTCTTGTTTATAGTTTTCAGAAACATTATCTATAAGTTCGTATGAAGATCTGGAATAATTTAAATAATATGGTCCAATATTTCTTGTTACTTCATTAGTGAAAAATTCAGAATCTTGGTTATATACTGGTAAGAAATTTTCTTCAAGCGGTATATTATAAAAAGTTGGACCAACAATATATGGATACTTATTTTTAGCGACTTTAGAAATATCAATGTCAACACTATAAAAATAAGCATAAACCCCATCTGGATATTCTGGGGTAACACAGAATCTACCATTGTGTTCGTCTAGATCTCCAGAACCATCATAAACATAATCATCAACAAAATACCCAGATGGGAAACTTGGTGGACGAATACTTGGGTCTACAATTGGTTTCAATACATAACTAGTTTTTATTTGTCTTATAGATCCTCCAGAAGGAGTATCATATCCGTATGGGCCATAAATTGGATTTCCGTCATAAGCATATCCAAGTATAGGTGAATGTCTTAACTCACCAGAAGTTTCTTTATCAAATGCAGTAAAATTATCAGAAAGTTGATATCTAAGTTTTTTAGGAATGTAATACGAACAAACTTGAAGTCCGAGATTACGATTTTTACTGTCTAACAGAACAGAATCATCATTTTCGTTAATATAATTCTGTAATTTTACTACTTGATCAACTTTCCATTGTTTTAGATTTGCCAAAAATTTTGCATTTTTGCCTCTATTTTCAAGTTTTAAAATTGTATTAGATACACCATATCCAACTCCACCATCTATTATATTAACTTGAGATAATTTTCCTTGAGAATCAATAATGGGTTCAATCTTAGCAAAATCTCCATCACCAGTAATAATAATATCAGAATCTTCTCTATATCCATCTCCACCATTTGTAATTTTAACGTCAACTATTTTTCCATTTACAACGATTGGAATTAAAGAAGCTGGTGACTTTATACTAGATATTCCAACATTTGGTCTTCTATGAAAATTTATTATGTCAGTGCATCCATAAGAAACTCCTGGAGATTCAATGTATACATCATCTATTTGTCCCAAAATTATAGGTTTTAACGTTGGAGATATTATGGAAGTAGATCCTAAAGCAGAAGTAGCTTCTACACTGATAGTAATAGGTGGATATCCAATAGTATGCGTTCCAACACCCAAAGATTCAAATTTTATATATTTGTTATTTACATAATTATCAGTACTTAAACTAGAAATGCCGACCCCAGCAAAAGAAAGTTTAAATCTATTATCATCTAAAACTTTAACATAATAATAATGAGATGTATTCAACCCCGAAATTGATGTATTTGTAGTTGAATATGTAACAAGTTCAACATCTGCAAATCCATGTTTTGGAGCAAAAATATAAGAATCAAAAGTATTAATGCCTGTAGTATTATTATCAAACGATAAAATAGATGGAACTTTTATTTTTCTATTTGAGTATCCTTGTCCGGGATCTTTAACATAAATTTCTGTTATTGTATTTTTACTTTTTAATGTACTGAAAAAATGAAATCCAGAACTAACACCAACAATATTAACTTCGTTAGTTTTTGTTAGAGCATTTTCTTTACTACTATAAAGTTTAACTTTGGTTTCACTTACTATCCCAACAAAATAAGTTGATCCATTAATTAGTCCAGGAACATCTAAATTTGTATTTGAATTGTATATTACTTCTTCGCCATCTTCAAAAGAAATATTTGTTAAGAACGAAATGCTATTACTTGGTTCATCAACGTTTATATCCGATTTAAATCCATAAGACAATCTAGATTTGACTAGATTTGACTCCAATGAACATCCCTGACCATTACCTCCAAAAATATTAATTTTTGGTTTAGTTTGATAACCTATTCCTGGAGAAATTATTTTTATTCTTTCAACTTTACCAGATAAATTTACATGGGCTTTTGCACCAGAACCCAATGAATCAACAATTTCAATATTAGGTGGATTTACAACATCATATCCAGACCCCCTGTTGGTTACTTCTATGGAATCTATGGATCCATAAAAAATATTTTCATCAAAATATGTTGCGGATAGTAGTTCAACTCCATTTGCCAATAATCCTACTTGTTTATTATTTGTAGTTCTTTTATTAATATCATCTGAAGCTGATACTTTTGCTGGAGTGAAAGGAAATTTTTTAAGTATTTTTTGATGCTCTAAAGATTTATTTTCAAATCCACCGATAACTATAGTATCTGATGAAATTCCAGATTTTGCCTCAAGATATTTTTTAGAAAAAATATCAGATTTACTGAAAGATAATTTTATATTATTAGAATCAATAACAGTTACATAATAATATCCAGTTGAAATTCCTGAAGAATTAAAATCATATGTGTCATAGTAAACTAGATTTCCATTTACATAATTATGGTCTTGAACATAAAAAGAGGATGTGAATCCCTGAAATTCTGCAGGTCTACTTGGTTGTACAAATGTCTGTATTGTTCTTTTATCGTCAGTTACATAAATTGTATAATTTGGCAATCCAGAAGATGTTACATAAAAATATTGATTATCTTTACTTAGGTAAGTATTTTGAACTCCCGTAGGAAATTTTGAAATATTTGGAAAATAATTAATATTATGATTCGCTTTGTAAATTTTTCTACGTATAAATTTAATTTTATTTACATCTATACCTGTCTGTAAAATTTGTATTAATATTTTGTTAGAATATTTTTTAACCTGATCTGCTGCATCATAATCAATATCTATAATATCTGCTTCAACCTGATTAGAATTTTCATCAAAAAGTAGTATCCTTTCTTGTTTATAAGCAGAAATTTTATCATATAAGGTTATTCTAAATTTGTTAGATGTTTCCTGTTCATATACCTGAATGTCATGTTTTGTCGGAATATTGTATATCCAAGGATTAAATCTAACATTATCTAGTAGATTTTTACCAAAAGAGGACAATTTAATTTTATCTCCAACCCTCAAATTATTTGTATTTTTATAATCTATATCTTGAATGACATTTATAACTCTGAATTCTACTTTTGATGTATTTCCAAATCCAATATAACTATAAGCAAATTTATCTTCTACTAAAGGAAGGCCATAATTTAACTTTTTGGTTACTCCACTTACTCCCAAAAACTGATTAGAAGTCTTATTAACATAAGAAAGATCTATAAAGTCGGAATTTTCTGGTTTGACCAAAATTCTACCAGATTGAGCAAATCCGACAGTTGAATCTACTAGAATATTATCAGCACCTATCTGAACCTCTTCCAATATTTTTGTTTGACCAGAAGCTTGAAAAGTTCCAGAGATAGAAGAGGAGTCTAAAGAAATTTCATATAAATTCTTGCCCGCAACGGGTCTGAATTCAACATTAAAAATTGATCCGCTTGCAGTTGAAATTCCTATATTTTGGAATAAAAAATTACCTTTAATATTGACGGGATCTCCTCCAGAAATTTTTTCAACAAGAATATTACTAGTAACAAAAAAAGTATCAGAAGAAGGTTTTAATGTAAAATCATTAGGTTTTACTACATCAATATCACTACCATATAAAACTTTGAATAAAAACTTATAAGAAGAATCAGTGCCCTTTGAAATATAAAAATTTCTTGCGTTTAACAGTACATTCTCTACAGATACATTTTCATCAAAATTTCTATTTTCAAATCCAAGGAAAAATTCGTATTTAAAATTTTCGTAAAATTTAAGTAAGAATAAATTACTTAAATTTATAACTGATGCTCCTTCAGAATGTTCATCTGCATTAGTCTCAGAAAAATTTAAAAATTCAGAATTTTCAAAAGACTCTATAGCATCAATTCCAGAAAAACCCCTAATACATCCAAAAAATGTTGTATTGTTTTTGGATGTATATGTAATTATTTCATCGTCAATTTTCAACAAACCATATGTATCTGGCCATCCAATTGTACTCTCTACAACTAGAGTATCATCATAAGCTAATATGTCATTAGTTAATGTAGTTTCGGTTGTTAAATTTGATGGACTAAATTGATCTATATTCTTATATTTTTTTATATTTAAAGCTAGATCTAATGTTCCAGACTGATGTTCTAAAGACTTATAATACTGTCTTAGAAACTCAACGAATAGAGGAGAATCTTCGTTTAAAAATTGAGGAATTTGGGATTCCAGGATAGAATCGATTTTTACTCTTTTAATTTCTGACATTTTATCTCGTATACTGACCGTTTAGATAACTTGAAGTTGGAACATATTGTGTAGCTGAAATATTTTCACCAGAAGTAATTGTATCTTCAATCATAGTTATTATTGATTTTTGTATATCAACTTGAAGATACAAATCTTTCAGTCCAATAACATCATTAGATTCTGGAATGGCTTGAACTTCAATTACTCCATTTTCTGTAATTGGATCTACTATATTTACCACATCTAAAAGTATCTCTCCAGTTTTATAATTAATAGTTCCGGCATTAGCTTTAATGATTGTTGGAACATTATTATCTACTTTAAAAAAGAATATTTTTCCAAAATTTTCTTGAGTTTGAATATCAGCCATGTAAACAGTTTCAGAAATACCAGATATTTTAAATCCGGTTGATTTTACAGAGTATCCATCTTTTTTGATATGAATTTTATTTCCAAAACATAACTCATATGTAGCTAAACTATTTAACACCGGAATCAAATCCCTTCTCATTTTAACTTTTGTTATGTTTGATGTAACTGCTTTGTCAGCGTCATCTATCAATCCTACCACTTTACTATATTTAAATCTTCCACCAAAACTATTAACATCAGAAGATTTTGAATATGTTGTTAAAGTATTTAAAATTTTACCTCTAATGGATTCTGGTCGTGTAGATCTATTTACGTTGTAATATACAGAAGCGTCTATTTCAACATATAAGTATGATAAGTCAATAATTTCAGGTTGAATTCCTGCTATTGAATATTGTTTTAATGATCTTGAAATTTCTTGTTTGGTCAGAGATGATAAAAATGTTCCATTTCTTGGTTTTATTGAAATGAAAACTTTACCATACTCTGGTGGATCCAACTCTTCTCCACCATATGCAGTGACAGAATCTACATTTGAGTAAATATATGGAATAAGTCCCTTATAATCATTTGCTGTAACTGCTCTATATTGAGAAGCATATACTCTTGGAGCTAAATATTTGATAGAATCAATGTTTTCTATTTCATCTCCGTTTTGAGATGTAGATTGTGTAATTGGTAAAGAAACTCCTGACGTAATTTCTTCAAGATTATTATCCTTTAGTATTCCAGCAAAAGTAAAATTGGATGCACCATTACCAGAAGTACCGTTCGTTACAATATAACTAACTTCAATTCTACTTCCATCGGGCGGCCTTTTTCCTAAAATATCATCTCCAAATCTAATTTCATATTTTTGATCAGCAACTTCTTGAATCAGGAATATTCTAGAGTCTTTGTTAATATTTAAAATATTATCATAAATTGTATAAACTTCTGTTACTTCATCAGTAACCCTAACTCTAATTGTAGTTGTATCGATATTAGGATTTGGTAAAATAAATCTTTGATTTGGTTGAGAGTAATTCATTATAAAGGTACTAGTCAAGTACCTACCTTCATAGATTTCTAAATTATTAAAATTTGCAAATCCATCATTTTCTATAGGAGTAGTAAAATTTTCTGGAATTGAAAATATAAAATTACCTCCAGTTACAGCACCTAATGCGATTGTTCCTGCATAAACAGTGACTGTTCTAGAATTATTATTATTTCTCATATCTACTGAGAAAGTAATCTTAGCTCTTGAAGATCTTCTAGATCTAGGGACATACCCAATGTTACGAGCTAAGGATACAACGTTTTCTCTCAGAGTTGCACTATCAAGAAAAGTTTCATTTACTGCCATATTTGTATTATAGGCAGTGATATAACTGTTATAAGCTAAAAGATCGATTAGTGTAGAGAAGTTCGATCCTTCAAAATCAAAATCTGTAAAATTACTATTTGAACGCAAGTAATCCTTGATCTGCGTTCTCAGATCGTTAAAGTCTAAATTTGTAAATTGATTAAATGACATTAGACTCTAGTTGGTTGTAATATGAAATCTACTGTTTGAGTTGCAATTGGCAATCCAATAATGTCATAGCTTATGATAATATTTAATTCATTAGTATATTCTGGATAGTTAACTTCAACGGAAGATACTCTTATTCTTGGTTCAAAATTTTTAAGTAAAGTTTCAATGTCAATTTGCAAACTTCTTGCTAAAGGGACTGATTGAAGTTCAAATACAGAATTTTCAATATCAGTCCCTAAGAGAGAATTAAAAAATCTTTCCCCAATTCTAGTTCTAACTAAATTGACTACAGACTTTTTAATAGCATCAGCATCATTTAATGATAAAATATCATTAGTTACAGGATTTCTAGTAAATGTAAGACTAATATCTTTAAATTTTCTAGAAATCCTGTTCATCACTCAAACTAAGGGTATTTATTATATGTATAAGACCACTTTACCACTTTTTACCATAGGTTGGTTCAGTTCCATATGACCAATCATCATAATCATCATCGTTTCTGATTCTCTCATGAAGATCAGTTTGCTTTTTGAGATCATGTTTTGGTGCAGTATCGTGCATAATCTCTTGAATGATTCTATTTTTATTTGGTTTTTGGTAATCTGTGACTAAACTTGTGGTTCCCCACGTCTGATACATGTAATTAGTATCACGGTCAACTGGTAAATTAGACATTTTTAGCTCCTGATTTGTTAAATCAGAACTTTTTACGGGGTTGCTATCCCGAAATTTCGTCTTCTGTTACCGATTCGTAGTCGTCACCAAGTATCTTTTTGAGATAATCCTCGTTCCAGTAGGTATAATACTCAGTTTTTGCTAATTTTTTCCTAATTTTGCTCAATTTTATCTTCGATTGGCACAAAATTAAGTTAAATCTCTTATTATTTGTCTGAATTCCGTTGATAAACGTTGGTTGAGAGGCGCAATCCTCAAAAAATGAGTAATATTGGAACTTTTCATTATATATTTCTACCCATTTTTTGACTTGATCGAGACTCCAAAAGTCATCTACAATAAAAACGATGACATCATACCCAGGTTCGGGTACAATATCATCGATTGGACATTCAATAATTTTAGTTTTAGAACCAGAAGCATAAGGACATACAGAGAATCCTCCAAGTTCTTCTCTTTCTTTGGCTACTTCCTTAGCCCATTCTAAAATATACGCTTCTTTCTCGTTCATGATTATCCTGCTGCAAGAGGAGAATTTGGATTTGGTTTAGAAACGTAATTTCCAGTCTTAACTTGTTGTGCAACATTGTAACCAAAAACTTTTGCCTCTTCTGGTGGAGTTTCAGGAGAATCTGAGGCATTTGGTCCTAGTTTTGGAGTTAACTCTTCTGACATTTTTATAAAAATATAGTGGTTTAGAGTTATTTAGTTATTTACCTTGACCTCTATAAGGTTTACGAGCGTTATTACGACTCGTTGAAGCATATTTCGTTCCCTTTCCCATACCCTGACGAGTCAGTTTGGGCTTTCCAGCTACGTAACCAGTCTTACTTAATCCACCTTTTGCTTTTACTGCCATTTTTCTAATACCTCACATATGGTTTTATTTGCGCGCCGAAATTGTTTTTCAAACGCGCCGAACATAAGTATTCTAGGGGTTTCAAAGAACCCCTAGGAAATCAAAGAATACGAGTCTTCTCGTGTCCCACGCGAATCTTAGGATCGCACCAGATCTCAAATCCCGCTGCCTTTGCGTCGAGACAGAACGATACGTCTTCACCACACATATCTTGAACTTCACCAGAGTCAAAGACTTGCATCTTTGGAGCAAACCAAGGATACTCAAGAGACTCAAAGACTCCATGCTTAATCAGAACCCAACCAAAGCCAGTATAGTCTACGGTAAAGGGTTTACGGCGTTTGGTCATCGTCTCACCAGTCTCATGGTTCATGACTCCGCCATTGTTCTTAAAGTCATCTTCCTCAAGCCAGTGAGCAACGGAAGTCGTATGACCATCTTCGGTCATATACCAACCAGCTGCAATATCTTTATCCATTGCAACGAGACGATAAAACTTTTCGGTATCGAAAACAATATCATTATCAATCCAGAGTTGATAATCATACTTGAGTTTACCATCCCAAGGAATCTGTTTTGGACCACGAAGAACGTTTGCACCAAGACACTTGCAACGTGCAAAGTTAACCATGGAAGAGTAATCCTGTGAAATTTGAATACTTGCACCATTCTGGACAAGATCAAAACACAGTTGAACAAAATTCTTTAGAAAGATATACGAACATCCACGACCTGGAAGACAAAAGATGATGTTCTTACCTCTTACCATCTCCTTTGCAGATTGAAGATCAAATTCATCCTCACTCTTTTTTGGAGTTGGTACATTAGCCTTAATTGTAAATCCTTTTGACATAAAAATAGAATTGCAACGTTAATATTCTACCACCACAAGTCAATTCATGCAATGGTTCTTAAATTTATTTAGAGGGTTTGAATTAGATACAATCTTCTTCAATTTTGACTAGAAGATCTTCAATTTCATTTTTCAATGATTCATTAATTACCAAAATTTTATCTGTATCCAAACGATGTTGAAGACAATCGATGAGCAAATCTTTTTCTTGATAATCCAATTTGAGTTCCATATCTTCTTTTGTACTCATTTCAAACATTATATATGATTTTTAATTATTCTCCGACATATCTAGCAATAGATCCAAGATATCTTCCTGGTTGAGTAATATCTTTTGTGACATTACTCAATGCACCTATCGTAACGTCGTCTACGATAGTTACTTTACCAATTGTACCAGATTTATATTTAAATGTACAGTTTTCACCGACTGTTGTTCTTCCTGCAATCAGTGTTCCTGTATGCATTACACATGCACGACCTAGTTTCACATGATGTGCAACTAAACAATAAGGTTCAATGTAACAATGATTTCCAATCTCAGTACAATAAAGAGCTGAAGTAAACTGACCGATGATGACTCCTTTACCTATCTTACAATCTTCACAAATTACAGCAGCATCATGAATCCAAGTAATACAATCCAAGTCAAGATCATCGATCAATGTACAGATTTCTTTTCTTAACTTCGTATCCATACAAAAAGTAACGAGATATTGGTACTCAGATTTGTTCGGTAACTCTAAGAAAACTTCTGGAGTAATCACTTCGATTTCATTCTGAGTCTCTAAAGAAACAAAAGTCAATGCAGTTTCAACCATCGAAGATTCTTTGTAACCAATAAATTTAATTGGTTTATTATTTTCTATAATCATAGTTTAACGTTGAAATGTGTTAATGCTCGTTTAATTTTTTGATGATTCATAATTCTCTGATAACTTCTATCAAAAAACATTGAATCTATTTTCTTACAATTATCTTCAAGTCTTTTTTGATTATCGTACCATAGTTCATGAATATTTGTTGAACCATCTAATAGATGTTGGTTTCGATCAATCGCAGCTGCAAGTCTTTCAAAATGATCTTCAATCTCATCATAACTGTTATCGATAATATCGTCAAATAAATCAAGATCAAATAATTTTTTCATCTCTCTTACCATTCCAACTCCATTCATATAAATTGGAAAATTCTTACCGAATACAGATTGAACTTCCTTTTCACTGATTACCGGAGTTTTCTCAAAGAACATTGTTCCAGTTATAATTTCAATACCAATGTTTTCATAAACAGGTAATAAATTTTCGTTGTAGTTATTTGCTACTCTATCAGTCTTTTTATCGAAATTACGTATCTTTAATAAATTAAAATTCTTTGATTTAAATCTCTGATATCCTCTCGATAAATCATTCTTCAATTGAGTTGATATTTGAGTTACATTTTTATACTGATGATATTTTACAAGTGTCGGAACATCTACATCAAAAGTAATATCACCATTCTCATAATAATCTTTTGACAAAAGATAACATACAGTCATCACTCGATGTAACTTCGTATCCAAGTTCAAAGATAACCATCGATTTGATATATTTTTCTTTTCGCAATGCTTTAAGTTTTCTGTAAGATTAGAACTTATAATCGTATCCAAATATAGGTTAGAAACTTTTACTTCATTTCCAAGACCTAAGTGTAAATTGAAAATAATGAAACGTTGCTCCGGATGATTCTCACAAAATTTTGTAAGTTCATCAATCGCAGTATTATCAAATTTATCGATAATACAATCCATGATATTCAAAATTACAATTGAACTTTGAAATTTAATTCGATATAAATCATCAAATGATGTTCTTGTTCCATAAGGACAGAACAATAATTGATAACACTCAACATCTTCTTCAATGTTATAAGTATCGAAGAATGTCTCTAAAGTATCGTTGAATGGTACACCTGGGAATGATGATAAAGTCTCGATCTTCATTTCAACTAAAAATATTTTTTATATATTTCCTCTTCATTTGACAATCTCATGGAAAGTAAAATTCTTGGTAACTTATGATTTAAAATTTCAATTCCATGAAGTTCTTTGACGTTCATTAACGTAGGAACATCCAACACGTATTTATCCACCTCATAACAATCATCTGCATTATAGGAATGACCTACAACTCCATTCGGAAGAGAACTTAACACACCTTCAATATTATCCGAAATTTTTTTATAGAAAATCGTAGACGCGCTTGAACCATTCATGATGGGCCAATTGAGTCTTATTCTTTTCTTTATCGCAGGATTATTTGCATCTGTGTGTATTGGAACATGACTATGATTATCAATAAACAAATAAGATATGAATAATACTTCACTTTCAAGATGATTCCGAATGCTTTCAAATAATTCTGGAATCTCTTGTTTAAATTTTTGAAGGTCCTCGTCAGGTATGAGGTTGTAAAATAATTTTTCTTCCGTGATATTTTGATTTACATAATCAATGATATAAGGAACTATAAGTTCTTGTATATTTTCAAAGGAATCAATGTCAAGTTTTTTATA